AAAAAATATAAACCACATTCCAATTTATATTGGCATATCAAATAATTTAAAAACACGTTTGAAAGCACATATAGGCGGAGTTACGAACACAAAAGATTTGATGAAAGAAATAGAATTCATCTCAATAATTTTAGAAGAAGATCTTGATACACGAATGCTTATTGAACGGTACCTAATAAACCGAACATCAACATTAAAAAACGTATTTATTCTTAATAACAGACGGTATAAGTCAATTGGATTCGCGAATGTGGATCCGTTCGGGAAGTGTTCTTTCGTAAAACCAAATAATAAAACTTGCGGTATCAAAGCGCATTCAAATGGTTTCTGTGCCTATCACGGCCGCGATGGAATAACGGTAGCAAAATTATCAGAAGTAGCTGTAGAGGACTATTTAAAAGGTAAATACAAACCTAATTTTGATGAGTAAAAAATAACAAAGGGAGTTGTTTATATGGCTTTTAGTCACCCGGATTTAGAAACAAAATTCATTTTTCGTGGAGAAACGTTTATATCGATATCATCTGATTATGTTGATACCGTAACGATAAGTCTGTACAACAGTGAAGACAAAAACGATCTAGATTACCGTACAGCTCAGATTGAACCTGATGAAATTGATTTATTAATTAGCACTTTAAATCTTTATAAAAACAGAATCCTAAAGGGAAGGAAAGAGTTCGATGAAGATGTTTGAAGCGATTGATAAGTACTTCTTTTGCGAAGAGGATGCTGAAATTAAACCATATTTTTACGGATCAATAGGAGTTGGTTTAGTCGTATCAATTTTTATACTAGTTAGGTAAAGGGGATATGGGGATGCAACGGATGGAAATCGATGTAAAGACCTTAATTGTAGAACTTTTAATAAAAAATGGAGCAAGTATGGATCTAATTTCAAAAGCGAAATCACAATCAAATTTTAAAGACTGTATTGAATTATTGAATGAAAAAACACTCTAAATCACACAAAAATACCTACCAAATCCACTTCCAGTTGCAATGCTACCCTACCATGCTGAGCTGGAAGTTTTATTTTGCCCTCATATCAACGTTTATTTCCATTTTTTAACCTTCCAGATGGATGCAGCTCTTACTACGTAAGAGAACCCTGTGGCGCTCTTAAAAAGAAAGTGAGGTTTTTGTTGATGCTTTTTGAATTCATAACAATTTCAGTTTTTGGTGGATTAGCAGCGAAAGCATTTGTTTCAAAAAAAGGAATGACTCAGAACGATAGCGGAAAGATTCAACGGATCATCTCTTTAAGCGGTTTGAACGTGAAGGACGGTAATGACACGCTCACAACTCAATTAATCCGTAAAAAACAACATTCCTGGGGATGGGAGTACAAATACCGGATTCCACTGGGTAGAAGCTTCGATGATTACTTGAAAAAACAACGTGTCATTCAAGATGGACTGAACAACAGACGGCAGAGAGTGAGTTTTAACGATTTAAAGCAGCTTAAATGGGATAAGAACATTTTAGAAAGCTTAAAAACGCTTTGGAATGACAAATTATCAGAGCGTAAAGAGGTCGAGATTGACTTTGACGGGCTTTTAGTTATTCGGGTATATGATAAACCCTTACCAACTCAAATCCCTTTTGAGCGAGGTATGAAGTGGCAAATACCAGTAGGAATAACAAGAGAACGGAACGAGTTTAAATATCACGACTTTGATGTGATCCCTCATTTCGTTTTAGGTGGTGCTACACGTTACGGAAAAAGTAATTTCATAAATTCAATGATTTGTAGTTTGCTGCAGACTCAACCTGAACACGTACACTTCTTTCTAATCGATTTAAAAGGCGGCGTAGAACTTTCAGATTACGAGAATATAAAACAGACCGTATCAATCGCATATGAGCCAGAAGAAGCCCTGAAAACGCTCAGAATGGCTTATAACAAGATGAGAGAACTTCAACGCAAAGTACGTTTGATGGGGAAGAAGAAAATTGAAGAAACGAATATTAAAGATCGCTATTTCATCATCATTGATGAAGTTGGAGAATTGAATCCTGATGAAGCGGTGGATAAGAAGGATGTTAAGAAAGATGGAATCCTCGTCCACAAAAGTGAAAAAACAATTAAAGAAGAATGCCAAATATATATGTCACACATTGCTAGACTGGGCGCTGGTTTAGGTTTTAGACAAATACTAGCGACTCAGTACCCAACCGGTGATGTAATTCCTCGTGCCTGCAAACAAAATTCCGATGCAAAATTGTCATTCAGAGTGCAATCAGAAACAGCTTCGAGGGTTGCGTTAGATGATTCCGGAGCGGAACTTCTTCCACAAATCAGAGGAAGAGCCATTTATCAGACCGCTGAAGGGCGCTACACTCTTCAAACACCTTTAATTACATCAGATATCATCCACGAAACGATTCGCCCTCACATCGTTATAAAGGAGGTTCACGATGAAAAAGAGGACCTTATCGAAGCGGGAGGAACGAATACTGTTACTTTTGAAGAGGTTTGACTTTCTCACTCGCGATCAATTGAACCGCTATTTCAAACTGGGTACGGTACGTAACACAAACCGGGTGCTAAGCGAGTTAGCGGACTATCTTATGACGGTACGTGACGGGTACCAAACTACTTATTACCTGAGTCGGATAGGTCGCGACTATGTCGGATGTCAAAAGATACGGAAGAAAGGCGGGCGCGTTAAACATACCGTTATGCGTAACGAATTGTGGTTGTTCTACGGATGCCCTCGCGATTGGAAGAACGAGGTTAAAGTGTCAGACGGAAAAACGAAACTAGTAGTAGATTCAATGTTTACTAAAGATACCTGGCATCACTTTTTAGAAGTAGATCACCTTCAAAGTATGAGTGAAAACCGGAAAAAGATTGAACGTTACAAAGAGTTATATGCTAATGGCTTAGTTGCGCGAACCCTAGGGCATTTTCCTACAGTTCTATGGCTCACTACAACGGAATTAAGGAGAAAACAACTTGAAGAAGCGTGTAAAGGGCTACCACGATTTAAGGTTTATACGCTTACGGATATCCAATAAGGGGGAATATGTATGTTTTTTAAGAAAAATAGAATTGAAGTCGTAAATCCTATGAATGATATGGAATATGAAAATGAACAAATGAAATATAAATCAGTTTCTCGTACAGAATTAGTTGTTGCTTCTACAATTCCAGTTGCTGCAGCCGTTGGATTTGGCGTGTATCAAATGAATCAAATGCATAAGCTAGCGAGCGCTACCGTTATAAGCGAACCGGTAAACGTTATGGCCAATGTACCTGAGCCTTCAACTGTTACAGAAACACTTACTCCTTTATTAGTTAATACAATTCCACATACACAGGGAGCTTTAGCGGATGCTTCACTTTCAGCCATAGCAACAATATTAGATCCTATTATTCAATTACTAGTGGCCGTTTCATTCCCTATCGCTAGTGTTATAGTGATTTGTGCATTCTTCTTAATTATGATTGGGAATCAAGAAAGAGCATTCGATATGATTATGAAAGCTGGACTTGGTTATATATTGATTCAACTTTCACCGATGTTATTAGGCATCTTAAGAACAGTTGGAGAACTTGTATAATTCATCGATTACACTCTCTATTTTGGAGGGTGTATTTTTATACTAAATACCGAAATTGGGTTCAAGAAAAATTTGGAAAAAACGTTTTTGGGGTTCATGCTTATATGTATATATTGTAGCCATTTTGAAACAGGCTTCAACCCTTGGTACGAAGCGGTTTATAGTCCATATCCTTAATATGAGGTGCCTTAATATGAGGTAAAACGGCTATTTGCCCCATATCCTTAATATGAGGTAAAACGCATATTCGGTGCAAATCAATTCATCCAAATCCGAAAAAAATATACCTTCTATTCCATCTATTAGCTATTATTAAAACATAGATTTTTTAAGATTCGGGGTGAATGGGTTGAATACCACAGCAGAAAAACTAACACCGAAACAAGCAGCGGATTTTCTAGAGTTGGGTAGCGAGGTTTTGAAGAAATACGCCCTATTGTTAGAACATAACGGTTATACCATCGGTCGTAACAGTATGAATCACCGTTATTATACGGGTAATGATTTAGCCTTAATAAAAGCTATGATCGTTTTAAATCGTGAAAAGTCAGTCCCATTAGAAGAAGCAGCGAGTATTGTTACAAGCAGTGATACAGACATTGAGAAGATACTGGGGAGTGCCGTAACACATAACACTGTTCATAACGAAGTACATTCCGTTATACCGTTACAAATAACACACGAATTGCAAACTTTACGAAGTTTTTTAGAGAAGCAGCAACAAGATAATGAATCATTAAGAGATGAGATCAAAGGGCACGAAAAACTACTCCTAGACTTCCAGGAACGAGTTTCAAATAAGTTAGATGAACAAGCAGAATTAATTAAACAACAAAACGAGACTATTCGTGAGCTTAAAAAAGAATTGAATGAATCGAAAGAACAACCTAAGTCCATTTGGGGTAAGTTATTTGGAAAATAGGGTTTCTAAATTACAGATAATATAGAATTATGTGGAATTAACTGTGTTTGTCTCTTTATAAGGAGTATATACTGCACATAATTCAAATTATATGCTATTAGATGTTAAATTCTGGATTAAATTACTCCGGATTACCATTACACGGCACATAATATACATTACACGTCGTTAGATAATCTTTGTTAATTATTAAAAAAGAGAACGTAAAAAGCCGCCCTACAAGAGGACGGCTTTTCCTTTGACCATGCGACGCATAGCTAATTAAATATTTTTCGGACCGCATTAAGCGAAAGCTTAAAGGGCATTATTAGTATACTTTTGTTTACGTTAAGTTATTCTTAACTGCTTTGTAATTGTACATAATTTTATGTATCAATTTCAAGTACTTTCTATCAATTTCTGTTATTTTCCTTCGATTTCCTTCATTTTCCTTAAATTCCCTTCACTTTTTGTGTACATTGAAGAGATTTTTTCGTCTATTGCATCTAATTGTGCATCACTTAATAGCATTAGAGCATCTGAAGATAAACGAGGTTTAAACACCCGAATTTTACTTACGGGGCGCATTTGATTTAAAATCGCAATCGCTTCTTTTTCGTTTAAGCCGTCAATATTACCTAAATACACTTCTTCAGAATGTAAATCCTTAGAAGTTTCTCCTTCCTTTAACGACGACAAGGGTACTACATTTAATATAGGATTACTTTTTTTGTCCTTTTTTACAACAACAGCGTAATGCATGCCACCATATTCAGATCCTACATTGAATCCGAAATGAGCAAGTACAACTTCTCCACGTTTATACTTTTTCAATTTAAGTGGATTAAAGTTTTCTTCCCATACCAGGTATTTATTTTGATTATGTAACCACTCAAGGAAAATACCACCTCGTTTTTCATCCATATTTTCAATTACTTGTTCTAATTTTTTTAGTTGCTTATTCATTTCTGCAACCAATTTAGGGTTTTGAGATAGTTTTTTCCCAGATGCCAACAGATTTCCTCCTCCTATTTAACTATTACTTATTCTTCCAGTTTACCATTTTACTAAATTCTAGAAAACTCTCTCCCTGCACGTCTTATACTCATAACTTAATAGTGATTGTTGTATTACTAGAGGAAGTACAAAAAGAGAAGAAAACAGGAGTATTCGTGTAATATGTCGAAGGAGACTTTGATGAGAGCGTAATTGTTTTGGAAATATGCAAATAACGGTGCTTCAGTTCAGCCACTTTAGGATTGTAAAGAACAAAAATGAGTAATTCGAGAAATATATTAATGGAGATGGATGCCTATGGAATTAATTATTCCCTTTGTTTCAATAATTGGAGTCATTTGTGGTTTTTTATTATCTACAATAAAAGAATGGATACAAAATAAACCGAAAATAGGAATGAATATGAAAAGTGGAAAGTTGAATTATTATAATGATACTAGAGATGAACTTGGTCAAGAAATAAGTAATCTAACTGACGCAAGTAATGGTAAGTATTATAAAGTACATATAAAATTAGACGTGTTTAATTACGGAAACGGGAACACAGCAATCAAATATATAGATGTAGAGAACATAGTAAATAAGAAAAGTGTTATTTTTTCTGAAGTACAGTTAAAAAAGTCAGGTAAACAAATTACATCTTTTAATTTACCAGCTTCAAGCATAGAAACCCTAGACTTGGAATGGAGAGTAGATAAAGATGACAATACAGAAGCGTTATTTGACTACAATAAAATATCTTTAGAGAAAGATAGAATGCAATTTAAGATAATTGTATGGAACATAAAAGATAAAAAATATAAATATTTAGTCGAACCGCTAAGTATTATCACTGCATATGATTAGTTATTTTTCGTCTAATCACAACATAGCCCTTCTCAAAAGAGTCGGGCTTATTTGATGTGTTTTAAATGGGGGAGAAATGTTTTTAAAAACAGATGTGTTCAAAACTTAAAAGTTTTGGGAAATGCATAAACATGTATTGACGAAAAGGTAAAGAAAGGTAAAAATAAGGATAGGAAGTATTCAAAACTTATATTCAAAAAGGAGGGGGAAATTTGTTATATTCAAGTCGTGAAGAAAGTGAATTTTTCACAAAAAGTGAATTAGAGTATATCGGTCACGAATTTAATTTTGATGCACTTGCTGAATTAACATCTCAAAAGTTTGCTGATGAGGTTAAAGATAAAATCTTTTGTCGTGACGTTAAAAGTTTTTCATACGAAGAAGGAGAAGAACATTTTCTCTTAGATTTTTATGCTGAAGATATTAACGAAAAGGATTTTGTAATCTTACACACTTATCACGATAAAAAAGACTTTTTTACTATCGAAAGAATTTCCAATCAAACGTTTAAAAAATTAGGCTTAGACGTTTCTATAAAGGTGAGATAAATAATGAAATATGGATATGCGCGAGTATCGACTGCAGGACAGGACCTGGAAGCACAGATTCAAGAATTAAAAAATGTAGGGTGCGAGAAAATCTATTCCGAACATTTCACTGGTACCAAAACTGATAGACCACAATTCAATGAATTACTAAATATATTGAATCCTGGTGACACATTGACTGTAACGAAGCTAGACCGTTTCGCTAGATCAGCCACGCAAGGTAGTGAATTAGTTAAAGAATTAATTGATAAAGGTATAGCTGTTCACATTTTAAATATCGGTTACATGGATAATACCCCAGCTTCAAAACTAGTCCGAAACATTTTCTTTGCATTTGCAGAATTCGAGAGAGATATGATTGTTGAGCGTACCCAGGAAGGAAAGGCGATAGCGAAGCAAAAAGAAGGTTTTACGGAAGGTAGACCCAAGAAATATACAAAAGTACAACTAAATCACGCTATGGATTTATTAGAAACTAATTCCTATAAACGAGTGGAGAGCATGACTGGTATCAGCAAAAGTACCTTACAGCGAGAAAAAAGAAAAAGAACAGTAGATTAATAAGTTGTTGAATAATCTTGCAATATTAAAAAAGGGTGATACGAAGTATCGCTCTTTTTTTATGCATTTTTATGTATTTAACATTATTGAATAATAAATAAATAAGTCTTTTGCGATTTTTATAAATCCTTTTATATCAATGCTTTAGGTCTCATTTGTGTTTTTAAAAATCAATGAAAATATGTTAATTTCGAAAGTTTTTGTCCACTTTGCCACCTATAAGTAAGTGAAAGGGATAACAACAACAGCAAATTCAACATAAAAGGAGGAAGCTACATGGCGCTAGGTTTTCCATATGAAAGAAATCCTGAATTCTGGGAAAGGAAAGGGAAAATACCGTTATGGAGAATTGCTGAACAAATAAATTGTTCAGAAATGACATTAACTCGTTGGTTGCGTAAAGAATTGGATCCAGAAAAAAAGGAACGAATATTAACGGTTTTAAAGGAATTAAACAGCTGTAATGCTCAGGGAAGATGAAGAAGCTTTAAATAAAGGATTGCAAGTTGGTATCCCAGGTTCACTTTATACAACAACAATAAATCGAAATAGTTCTCTCTATTTAGAGAAGATATCTGGAAATTGGGTTGCGTGGAGAGAGTATTACGTAATTAATCGTAGGAAATGCGTTTCACACAAAATCATTGTAGAGAGTAGAGACTTTGATTATGCATTAAAAAAAGTCTCTGAATACGTGAAACGCATAAGAAAAATGCAAGGAAGGTGGTGAAAAGAGTGCGAGTTCCAAGATTAATCGAGAGTAGCGATGAATTATGGAGGTTATTAACCGAGATAAAAAAGCTTGATAATCACACATTTATAGCCTGTTTATTAGGAGCTTTTGTAGGGGCCAGGTTCAGTGAATTGGGTACGGTAACAATAAAAGACTTACGAAAAACAGAAATTCATTTAGGCACACAGATTCATTTGGGTACTGGTCGCAATGTGCCACTAATCAATCGAATCCAGCCCTATATTAAAGAATTTTGCGATAACCAACCTGATCATACAAAAAACCTATTGGAGCGTTTAGATGGGAGTTTTCTGAGATTATTAGAAGCTAATCAAATAGTGAATGAAGCAGCAAGACGTTTAAACCTTAAAAACATTGCTGTAACAAGTTTTAGGAAATCCTTTGGCCATAGATTGTGCAAATTATTGAAATCAGAATATCAAGCGTTGTATGTAATGGGTTTTGAACGCAATAGGGCAACAAATCTTTATACAATGTTTGATTTAGAAAAAGGAGGATGGAAGTAATGCCAGCATTTAACCCTTTTGCAAAAACAAAAAACAAAAAGGAGGAAACAATAGTGACAGTAAAATTAACAAAAATTCAAGAATACAGTGAAGGTGTTCAGACCTTAGAGAATCAAGTGTTTGAGGAGTTTGAGAATCAAAAAACAAAGTTTTATGGAGACTTGGAAAATGTGCTGAATAGTGTAAAGGAATTTGTAGCGGATACAGAAAATAATGAAAAGCTAATGATTCAAAAAATTAACGAGTTAAAGAATGAGGAACTAGCTTTAGACAAACAGCAAGGAGAAGTGGCGAAAGCCTTAGTAGATGCAGAAGTTGCTGGAGATGAGGGAAAAGTAAAAAAACTAGATGCTCAATTAGCTGAATTAGGCGGTAAACAAGTATCTTTACAAGCAAAAATCAGAGCTTATACACATAGACGTAAGCCATGGACAAATGCGAAGGAACGTAAGGAAATAGAACGTTTAGTTAAGTCATATGAAACAACTGTTTTTGAAACAAAAGATTTCAGCTTAATAGCGGAAGATTTAAATGAATTGATTAATCAGGCAACCCAATTTAAAGAAGAATTGGAACGGAAAATCAGAATTAAACCGGCTCGCACCGATTTAGGAAGTCCATTGGAGGCGATTAATAGAAGAATGGGCATATTCGATTTAGTTGCATCAGACGAAACTAAACAGTTCATTGCAAAAGAAAAACAGGTACATTCACAAGATATTTCATACTTCTTTGAGTCATGGTTAAAGTGCAACAAAGAAATTGATTTTAACGATTTTGTTGTAGAAGAAACAGAACGTATTAAACAGCGACATCAACAAATCGAAGCAGAAGCAGCACAACGAAAATACGAAGAACAACGAGCGCGTGATGAAAGAAACGCAAGGGCTATAGAAGTAGCAGAAGGAAACAGAACTTATTTAACAAGTCGTTATTAAGACTATCTAAAAGGGTGAAGATGATGGAAACAGTTCAAGCCATAACAGATCCATCCCTAATACAAGATATAGCAGATTATCTGAAGCAAAAAAATACACGTGATTATGTCCTGTTTAGTATGGGGATTTATACGGGGCTACGTATAGCAGACCTTTTGAAATTACGTGTGAGAGATGTAAGGGACCAAGATCACATACGAATTAAAGAAGGAAAAACAAAAAAATCTAAGGTTATTAAAATATCATCTAACCTTGCTAGACTTTTAAAAGTTTATACGAGCGATAAGGAAGATTATGAATATTTATTCAAAAGTCGTGTAGGTCGCAACCAACCGATATCTAGAGAACGGGCATATGCCATCTTACGAGAGGCAGCACATGAATTTGGTTTAAAACATATTGGTTGTCACTCTATGAGAAAGACCTTCGGTTACTGGATGTATACAAATTCAAAAGGAAATATCGCCTTATTGATGGACTTATTCAATCATAGCAGAGAAGAGATTACACTTAGGTATATAGGACTGAATCAAAGAGATAAGGACCAAGCGATAGATGAGTTGGATTTCGGAATATAAACGATAATCGAATGCGCAAAGCATCGAAAAATGCACTGTTTTCTCCTAAATATTAGGGAGTAAACTTCAATTTAATCAATGTAATGTTCGTATTTTTATAAAACGTGTTGAAGTTATGAGCGAGTAAGGGTTGAATTGGATTAAACGAAGTTAACTCTTTATGTATTGAAGTGTGTTGGAGGTAAAAAGAACAAAGAAGGAGGTTTTTATAATATTTTTAAATAACATCAAAAAATTAATAAAGTCCGTTTAAGCCTTATTTATCAAGGGTTTGACGGACTTTTTATGTTGTAAAAATTTTTCTAGGTTCCTCTGGAGTTTTGAAAGTCATGCGGGTGCTTTCGAGCCCAAAAGTTGTCTAGTTACAAATTGAAATAGGTCATTATCGTTTTCGGTTAAAAAAGCTTTTAAAATTTGGGAAATAATTTGGTTTTTCATTAAAAGATATTGAAAACACTGAGTTTTTTCGTTCAAAAGAGATTTCAAAGAAAGATGAATTATTAAGGAAAAAGCGATAATCAGTGGAGTTTAATGCGCTTAAAATATCCTTTAAAACGATAATTCCGACTGTTTTTGAGGTCACAAAAAGTTATTAAAGTCTAAAAATAATGGATTAATGGTCATTTTTTATGAATTGAAAAATAAGACAAAAAAATACAAGGAGAATCAAAATGGATAAATTACCAAATGGTTTGAATGAGACAGATATGCTGCAATTTTTACGTACATTGAATTCGAAAAATCAAAATTCCTTAATCAAAGTCTTACCTGAAGAGATAAAGTCAGTAAAAAAAGTAGGTGAAGGGTTTATGGCGCAACTAATAACTGGCGAATCATTTTTATTAAATCCGGTTAGTGAGAGTTATTTGAATGTACAAGCTAGTGTGGCAAATGCTAGAAATCAAGGGAGTAGGGGTCTTATGGTGCAACAAAGTGAAAGTACAAAAGAAGGACGAGAAGCAATTAAAACTGTAAAGGCAATGAAAGTTCTCAAAGAACAGGGAGTTGATATTACAGGATTTTCACCACAAGAAATGGTTGAGGCAAAAGAAGCAATTGATGTATTTTCTAACAGATCAAGTGGGAGTACATCCGATTTATCAAATGAAGAGAAAAGGATTGCACAAGATTTTTTAGATATTTGGAATAAGTAATCAAATTTTCAAAACAAAAAGTAGCTAACCAGTGAAACATTGGTTAGCTACTTTTTTTCAATCCAGATTATCGAGAGTCCCGTTCACAAAACGAACTGGTAGATAGGCCTTAATATCAACGGTTTTGTGGGCGGTAGTCTTTATAAACACTAAAAAAACATACAAAGAGAGGTGAGAAAATGACAAAAGTATTTGATATTGCATTCAAACTTGGCGGGGAGCTATCGAATAGCTTTAAAAGTACATTCAAACAAGCTGGTGGTGCAATGACGGCCTTAACAGCAGCTGCTACAGCTGTTGGCGGAGTGGTTGGTTTTGGTCAATTAGCAGCACAAATAGGGGAAATGGATAATCAGCTCAAAAAATTATCAGCACAAACAGGTACATTCGGTGCGGAGATGGAAGAGCTTGGAGGCATTGCAGAAAATCTATTTCGTAATAATTATGGAGAGTCATTTGAAGATATCACGTCAGCATTAGCAAACGTGAAACAAAATATGAAAACTCTGGATGGTAGCGAATTAGAGAAAATGACGGCTAATGCCTTAACGTTTGCGAGTACATTTGATTCTGATGTTAACGAAGTAACACGAGCAGCTAATAACATGATGAATAGCTTTGGTATCGAATCTGAAAAAGCTATGGATCTTTTTGTTGCAGGTACACAACGAGGACTGAATTTTAGTGATGAGTTACTCGATAATGTGGCTGAATATGCACCGTTATTTAGTCAAATGGGCTATTCTGCAGAAGAATACTTTGGCATCCTCGAACGAGGTGGAAATAATGCCTATAATCTAGATTATTTGAATGATGTTATGAAAGAGTTCCAGATTCGGATAAAAGACGGGTCAAAGGCTACAAGTGATGCAATGGCTCTCATGAGCAAAGATACAAACGCAGTCTGGGACTCGTTTTTAAAAGGTAATGGCACTGTTTCAGATGTCGTATCTACAGTTATTTCCGAATTGAAGAATATGGATGACCAGATACTAGCCGGACAAATAGCCGTAAGTCTTTTTGGAACGAAATTCGAAGATCTCGAGGCAACGACAGTTTATGCAATGTTAGGAACTACCGAGGCTATGACGGGATTTGAAGGGGCAATGGAATCCATAAACAAAGTACGCTTCGATACATTTGGGAAAGCTATTCAAGGTATTGGACGGATATTATTTATGGATTTGGTATATCCGATAGGAAAGGCAGCATTACCATATTTAAATACCTTTGCAAACTTCTTATCAAAGAGTCTACCAAATGCAATCAAACAAACAAAAGCAATCTTATCAACAATCGCGCCGATTGTTTTAGGTATGGTTTCTGCATTTTTAGTCTATAAGGGAACCTTAGCGGCAATTGCACTAAAACAGAGTATTTTCAACGCTATTCAAGGAGCAAGTATTGCTTTATACAACGCACATCGGGCAGCGATGATTGCCTATTCGCTTTACGGTAGAGGATTAACAGGAATAATTCATGGAATGGCAGCAGCAATGAAAGCGCTGAATATTAGTATGTTGGCTAATCCATTCGTTGCAGTTGTAGCAGCTATTGTAGGGGTCGGAGTGGCGTTTTACGCAGCTTATAAAATGTCTGATAGGTTCCGAGAGGCAGTAAATAACAGCTATGAAGCTGTGCGCAATTTTGCAAGCGATGCAGGAACGTATGCTTCAAGGATTTGGAATGACCTCGTTAAAGGCGCTCAGGAGCTTCCAGAACGTTTGAAAGACGCCTTGGGTAGTATTGGTATGGGAAACCCTTTTGGCGGTCTAATAGATAGCTTTAAGGCTGGTTTTTCATCATTACCAGGTATTCTCTCGATGGTTGCTCCAATGTTAACAACAATGGCGCTCTCATTTGTTGGTGTTACGGGACCGATTGGCCTTGTAATTGGCGGAGTAGTAAGTTTAGTTGGCTTCTTATATCGACTATCTCAAACAAATGAAGGGGTAGCTAGCGCAATTTCGAATGCGTGGCAGTCAATACAAACAGCTTTTGCCCCCGTTATGCAAGTATTGAGTGAGGGTATGGCTCAATTTACTTCAGAAGTAGGGCCAGAGTTAGCAAAAACATTCGACGTTATTTCAACAAGTATTACAGCACTTGCCCCAAGCTTCGCAGAATTGGGAAGCACATTAGTCGAATTAGGTTTGGTATTGTTCACAACATGGTCAGAAGTGGGAACAACACTAGTTACTGCTGTATTGCCGTTGCTTCTTCAAGTTTTCAGTACGACGATTCCTATTATTGTTGGACTGATTTCAGCAGTTATTCCGATCGTGTTGCAATTAGCCCAAATGGTGATTCCGTTGATTCTTTCAGTAGTGCAAATGGTCTTCCCATTGGTACTTTCTATTATTCAAACTGTATTGCCGATTGTTGCTCAACTACTAACATCTGTAATTGGTATTGTATTGCAATTAGCCCAAACGGTTATTCCAATTCTGTTAAGTGTTGTCCAAATGGTCTTTCCAATGATTTTAACGGTTATTCAAACTGTTATACCGATCATTGCGGAGATATTAAAAGTTGTCGTAACAGTCTTGAATTCAGTGGTCATTCCAGCGATTAATGGACTATTGAAAGTAATACAGGTTGTATTTCCGTATATCCAATTAATCATCCAAAATACACTAGCTATTATCAATGGGGTGCTACAAGCTGCTATGTCCCTTTTAAAAGGGAATTGGGATGGAGCTTGGAATGCTATTAAAGGCACTGCAGTAACAATCATGAACAACATTGTTAGCTTCTTCAGAGGTATTAATTTGTTCGATGTTGGAAAATCCATCATCAGTGGGTTAATTAATGGGATTAAGTCGATGGGAAGTGCTGTTCTGGGAGCAATTAAAGGGATGATTCCGGAACCTATACGTGGCGTAGCTAGTAAACTACTCGGCAATTTACCAGGATTTGCAGACGGTGGGATTATTAATTCACCTACTCTTGCGTGGGTTGGTGAGGGTGGCGACACCGAAACCGTTATTCCTTGGAACAATAGCCAAAGGAGTAAAGAATTATGGATGGCTACTGGGGACGCATTAGGAATGCTGAATACTAGCGAGTCGCAAAGCGATCCTTTTAGTATTGATGATTTAGGTTTTAATAATAATGCAAGTGATTCAAAAGCCTTAACTTTGCAAGCTTCATTTAATACTACGTTTAATATTAATGGCGACGCTAATATTAAAGACGAAATTAAGCGCGCGGTAGAAGATGCAAAAGAAGAATTTGATAACCAAATGAAAGATTGGTTATATGAACAAACGAGAAGGGCATTTGGATAAAAGTAGATGGTAGCGACATTTGAAATAATGTCGCTATTATTTTTGGGGTGAATTGTACATGAGACAAAAAGAATTACTTCCAGGACAAAAGCGAGCATTAAATAATCTTATGATTTTAAAAGAATGGGCAATTCAGGAAGAACTAAACGAAATGAAGAAAGCTGGCGCAAATATAATAGAGATTGAGAAGAGAAAGAAAAGTTTAAATGATATTTTCTATGAAGGATTAAAGAATAGCGGTAACCAGTTAAACAGTGAATAGATTGAATGTTTCGGAAAGAAAGTTATATGGCTAATACTTTTCAGATTGCTTCAGAATCGTTTTTTATAACACTTGGAAAACTTTACAACGAACCATCCCGACAAAATGACGGAATGGAGGACGTCAAAATGACGGAAAGAAACACGACAAATTGTCAGATTGAAGTCCGACAAAATGACGGTACCAATAACCAGAGAATACACAGAGAATACAACAGAGATTACACAAGAGAAAAAGATTCATCATAAACGAGTTTATGATGAATCTTCTGAGTATCAATTAGCTAAAAGGCTTTTTAGTGAAAAGACAGGACCTTTCTGTTTCCTTGATCTTTTTTGTGGAATGATTTATATTCATCATCATTTTTTATATTTGTAGTATTCTCTGTATAATTCTCTGTAAGTAATCTCTGGTTATTGGTGTGCTCATATTGAGCAATCGGACTGCTCATATTGAGCAACTCGACTGCTCATTTTGAGCAGATGGTCTGCTCACTAGTTTTTTATAGTTGATTTGGTACCATTTTGTTTTGTCGAAACGGATGATTTATTCAAATAGGGTATTTATTAGCAAGATCTCGGAATGATTCATATGAATATGGCTAATTCTTTTCAGATTGCTTCAAAATCGTTTTTTCATAGTTTTTAAGGGGAAAGTTAGGTGGTTGATTAAAAATGAATATAAATGATTTTAAAGAGTTTTGTAGACTTCGTTAAGATACGGTTTGGTTGACGGTTCTTTTTCATCATCATTTTTACTTTGGCTAAGGGGATAGAAGATTTATTCTCTATCTAATTCTTTATCTGTTCCGTTACATAACGTTAATGTAACGTTACTTGTAACATTACTATTACTTTCAAATGATACTTCTAACAAATGTTCATTCCTTCTTCACCGTAGACTGAAAACCCGTTAACGGAAAAACCGTCAACGGAAAAACCGGTAACGGATAACACGTCACTACTAATTAATAAATAACTAAATAATAATTTACCAAATATTAATAATAATGATGATGATGATAAGGATTGCTAGAACAATTCATAGAGTCTATCAAAGTTAATAAAAAGATATGTGGATTTTAAACGCTTATGGACGAGAAATAAAGAGGAATTAGACGTGAATATTCGCATTGAGAGTGTTCGAAATCTATTCAATCGGATAGTTGGTCGTCTCGAATCGTCTGAGAATGAAAATATTTTTTAAAATTTTTGGACTGAAAAGTGGAAGTATACGGTGTATTCACAGAACGCATTTTACCCCTGTAAGGTACCGTTTTTTGGAGTTGTTAGGTGTATAGTAGTTCGGGTTATTGAGGGACTCTGAGTCATCGCCACGACAGGGTTTGCTTGATATAGGCGCCTATATATATAGTGCTATATGATATAAGTGGCCACCTCTTATATCATATAGTGCTATATCATATAGCCCCTGCTTGTTGCTAGTAAACTATCAAGTTAGTATTGCATGGCGGAAAAATTTAGTATATCGTATAGATAATAGAAATGTACGGAAATAAAAAAACAACTCTCGCTGAAAGTAGTCGGATTGGCGTCCGATTTACCTTCACTTATACCGTGATTGCGGCACGGTGCAAGCTTGCAAGAGTTGATTTATACAAGTTATATATGACGTAATGTCTAACGTTATTCTAAACGATATGGCGCGTCATTTCAATAGCTATGTATAAATCAATTCTTGTAATTAGTCGCTAAAAGCGTCTTGCATCGTTATAAACACGTTGCGGGGCGCTTTTTTTCTTTCCAAAATTGGAGGAATTGACTATGCAAGCTTATGAAAAATTAAACGATTATATCAACTTTAAGGACAAAGCTGAATTTAACGAGCATCTGACAGCGTATCGCCAAATGTACTGTTACGAACTAAATGAAACGGATAAGGCGTTACTAGTTTATTTATCACGCTACGCAATCCGTTACACTGGTGCTGCTTATTTAAAAGTTAAAACAATGGTGAAGTTTATCAATAAGTCGGAATCTACGGTTAAGAGATCAATTCGCAAATTAGAGGCACTCGGCATTATTAAACGCATACCTAATTTGCGCGAAGTATTAGGCGGATTCGGTGCTAACATCATCCAATTCCAACGCTTTGAGAATAATAATGAACTATCGCAAGTGGACGGTCGCCCAGCGGAAAATAATGGCTCAAATGCTAGCGAGAGTAAGGTTGAGGAAATTACTGCTATTATTAAACCTGTTATTTCATCAAAGCAAGAATCTTTAAAAGATAATACGTATCAAGAAGCGTTATCAGAGAATGAAGCTAATAAATTAGTTAGTAAGGAATTTAAGGATTTGTCACTTTATGAGCGAATTAAATATTTAGTAAGTATGACGAGTAATGATACGGATGATTTAAAAGAATATTGCAAAGTAGTCTATGGAAATATTAAACGTCTACTTAAATTCGATAGTTTTAAGCCATACGAGGCTGATATCGAAGCATTAGCATTTGATTCGATTAAAACTACTATCTATGCTAAAAATGTCCGTACAACGCGCCCTGCGTTCTTACACGGTGTTTTAAATCACAAGATTGAACAATTTAAAACAGATTTAGCGGAAATGGAAGATAGCCTTAATGATGAAATTATCAGTGTACCAGGACAAATAACGTATAATTGGCTTGAAAACTATTAATCTATCGGAGTTGATTTCTATGAACGCAAAAGAAACTAAAGAACTTATGGAGCATAAGAATAATATCGACAAACAGAGTAAAACGGGTTCTGGATGTGAAGTTGAAAGAGATACTGAAGAAATGAACATTTATTCTATTAAGCAATTAATAAAACCATATGTGGTGAAACGATAATTGAAGGATTCAGTACGAAGCAAGTTGCAGAAATGCTCAGCTTTACAACTACCAATTTAAAACATTCCAACAAAATAGTTACATTAAAGCTTGTAGGATACCTATCTTTGTTTTTAAAAAGGTATCTCATAAGTGTTTTTTTGTCATGCTCTGAAGTGGAATAATGATACTGGTAAATTGATTCACTACGCAAGGATAGGGAATCTTAATGAAATCAATACTGAATAACTAAATTAAATACTTACCTTCGGGTAGGTGTTTTTCGCATAAAAAAAGGCAGCCGTTTAGGGCTAGCCTTCTTTTTTTATTTCGAGCAAATCACTTATTTCGCAATTTAAAGCCGTACAAATTTTTTCTAACGTTTCAAATTTTATTCCGTCAGTATTTTCGTTATATAGACGAGTTAAACCGTTACGGTGTAGCCCGGTTGCATTTGCGAGGTCTGAGATCTTCATTTTTCGTTCCCCTAACAATTTTGATAAATGTACTTTTATCAAGCTATCACCTTCTTTCAAAACAAATTGTACACCACAAACAACTTTTTTTCAATCTCATTGTTGACAATGCACATTGTAGTATATATTATGTAATTAAGCACATTGAAGTGTTTAAAAAATTCACTAAAGAGGTGATTTTTATCATCGAAATATCGATTAATTACGATATTCATATTA